TACGATGCCGCCCAGACATCAGACGATAGTAGGAAGCATTGGGCCAACGCCGACGCCCTCAGTGCTCGCGCCGCGAATGATCCGTCCGTTCGCCGAACGCTTCGTATGCGAGCCCGCTTGGAAGCCGCGAACAACACATACTGTGCGGGGATGGTGGAAACCCTCGCAAATGACCTGATCGGCACCGGTCCGCGGCTCCAGATCAAGACGGCCGACCCCGACGTCAATCGTCGCGTCTCGGCTGCATTCGAGGAATGGTCACGATCCGTCGGGCTTGCCGAGAAGCTCCGCACGTACTCCATGTCCCGCGTGGTCGATGGCGAGTGCTTCGGGCTCATGCGGACCAATCCGGCCCTGCCCGGGGCCGTCAAGCTGGATCTCCGGCTCCTTGAAGCCGATCAAGTGGCGACTCCCTACGGTTACATCCCTGATGCCCTGTCCGTGGATGGGATTCAGTTCGACACCTATGGAAATCCCAGGGAATACGTCGTCCTCCGCGAGCACCCGGGCGATACGTATAACTTTCTGAGTCTTTCCGCGTTCGACACGATCCCCGCGGAACTCGTTCTGCATTGGTTCAAATGTCGTCGGCCGGGACAGGTGCGCGGCGTTCCGGACCTGACCCCCGCACTTCCGCTGTTCGCCTTGCTTCGCCGGTACACGCTTGCCGTGCTTCAGGCCGCCGAGACCGCCGCGAACTTCGCCGCACTCCTGGAAACCGCGATGCCCCCGGACTCTGACGGGCTCGCGGAGGGCGAACCGTTCGAGAACCTTGAAATCGTCCGCGGGATGATGACGACTCTCCCGGCCGGCTACAAGCTGTCTCAGTTCAAGGCGGAGCAGCCCGGAACCAACTACCAGATGTTCAAACAGGAAATCTTGAAAGAGATCGCCCGGTGCCTGAACATCCCGCACAATGTCGCCTCTGGCGATAGCTCTGGTTACAATTACTCGTCTGGACGTCTTGATTTCCAGACCTATGACCGGACGATCGGGGTTGATCGGTACTGGCTCGAGTGCTCGGTTCTGGACCGTCTGTTCGCCGCGTGGCTTGCTGAAGCCGAATTGGCCAGCCCTGCCGTCGTCGCTGGGCTCAACACGTCCGCACCGGTCCCGCGAGAGTGGTTCTGGGACGGTCGCCCGCATGTCGACCCGTTGAAGGAAGCCAACGCCGCACAGACACGGCTCCAGTCGGGACTGACGACACTCGCGGACGAATGGGCCGCGGAAGGACACGACTGGCGGGAGAAGGCCGATCAGTCCGCAGAGGAGCGACGATACTACGAAGACCTCGGTATCCCTTACCCCGGTGACGCACAACCCGCGGCCGGACAACCCATCCCCGACGGAGGGCCGGCCAATGACCCCGCCCAAGATTGAGGCGTCCCTCGCGGCGTTCACCTCGATGAAGGTCGAAGCCCTTTCGGTCGACTTCGACCTGACCGCAGCCAAGGGCGACGGCGCACCAAAGCTGCCGACGTTCGAGATCGTCGGTTACACCGGGGCACCGATCAGCCTTTCCGGATTCTTTTCCCCGGTCATCGTCGATCTCGCGGGGCTGAGGACCGCGTCTCAGGAAATCCCCGTTCTCCGGGACCACGACACCTCGCGGATCGTCGGGCAGACGACCGCGGTCAAGATCGCGGGCGACGTGCGACTTTCAGGGCGAGTGACCGGCGAAAACGACGACGCTCGCGAGGTGCTCAGTCAAGCCAAGAACGGATTCAAGTGGCAAGCGTCGATCGGTGCTTCGGTCGATCGTCGGGAGTTTCTCGACGCCGGCAAGACCGCGACGATCAACGGCCGAACGGTCAACGGGCCGATGGTGCTCGTCCGTGAGGCGACCCTCGGTGAGATCAGTTTCGTCGCCATCGGTGCCGATTCCGCGACGTCCGCCACGGTGGCGGCGTCTCAATCCCTTGGATCCCATCAGGGGCAAAAAAGCATGTTCGATTCGTGGCTCCAGGCCAAGGGGTTCGACCCGACGGCCCTCTCTGACCCGCAGAAGACCAGCCTCAAGGCGTTGTTCGACGCCGAACAGGCACAGGCCGCGGCGAACGCCGCTGCCGCCGCCGCATCGGCGTCCGCCAACGGGACTTTAAGCCCTGCCGTGGCCAGCCTCGATCAGCTCCTCAAGGCACACCGGGACGAAGACGACCGGGTTGCGGCGATCACCCGGATCACTGCCGACGCAATCCAGCGTCGACCGGCCATGATCGACCGCCTCGAGGACGTCAGCCGCCACGCGATTGCCGCAAAGTCGACCGTCGCTGAGTACGAACTCGCCGTCCTCCGCCTCATGCGGGACGCGCCCGCGACCTCCGGTGTCCACGTCCGCTCCGGCGAGCGAGCGACGACGCAGGATGTCATCGAGGCCACCCTTTGCCGCGAGGGGCGGCTGTCGAGTCTCGATAAGCACTTTGACGCCCGCACGCTTGAAGCGTCTGACCGACACTTCCGCCACGGCATCGGGCTCCGCGAATTGCTCCTCATCGGTGCACGGGAGAACGGGCATCACACGGTCAGCGACCGGGACGTTCGAGGGCTCCTCCGCGGCGCGTTCGACATCCGCGCGGATGGCTTCTCGAATATCAACATTCCGAACACACTCGCCAACGTCATGAATAAGTTCCTTGTGGACTATTTCATGAGCGTCGAGAGCGCGTGGCGGGACGTCTGCGCGATCCGGCCCGTGAAGGACTTCAAGCAGGTCTCTTCCGTCAGCCTCACCGGCGACCTCCAGTATGAGGAGGTTGGCGCTACCGGAGAACTGAAGTCCGGATCGCTGGGCGAGCAACAGTACACGAATCAGGCCAAGACCTACGGCAAGATTCTCGCGATCACCCGACAGGACATCATCAACGATGACCTCGGTGCCCTGATGCGGGTTCCGCAGCGCCTCGGCCGTGGCGGTGCCCTGAAGATGAATGACGTCATCTGGACGGTGTTCCTCGCGGGCGTCGGCACGTTCTGGACCAGTGGCCGGGCGAATCTCATCAGTGGCGGCACGACGAACCTTCAAGCGTCCTCGCTGACGACGGCCCTTTCGACCTTCCGCAAGCAGACCGACCCGGACGGCAAGCCGCTCGGTCTGACCCCCGCCGTGTTGCTCGTTCCGCCCGAGGTCGAGCAAACCGCGAAGCAACTCATGAACTCCGCATTCTTCGTTGCGGGCGGAAGCGCGACCACGGCGCAGATCCCCAGCACGAACACCTGGCAGGGCGCGTACAAAGTCGCGGTGAGCACGTACCTCTCGAACACGAGCTACACGGGCTACAGCACGACCGCTTGGTTCCTTCTCGCGAGCCCGATGGATCTCCCGACGATCGAACTGGCCGTCCTGAACGGTCGCGAGATGCCGATCATCGAGAGCGCCGAGGCGGAGTTCGACACCCTCGGTATCCAGGTTCGCGGATATCACGATTTCGGTGCATCGCTCCAGGAGTATCGCGGCTCTGTCCGTTCGGCGGGTACGTGACGTCCCGTTGCGGCCGGAGTCGATCGGCTCCGGCCGCAGCATCAACTCACGGAGATCTCCCTTGAAACTGGTCATGGTCACGAATCTTGGGCTTTCCGACGCAAAGGCCCTGAAGATTCAGGCGGAGAACGCTCTCGACGGCAACACCCTCGATGTGCCCGAAAGCGCCGCGGAAAAGCTTCTCAAACGCGGGTGGGCAGTCGCGGCCAAGGAACCTCCCCGGTCGGCTGACTTCTCGGCCCTTCCCAAAGCCGGGAAGCCCAATGCTTGACCCGCTTTATCCACACATCATTCTCGCGATGCCCGGATACGGTAATCAATCGTCCGGAGCGGGGCGAGGTTTCTGGCGAGCGACCCGCCGCACGGAGCCCGAGGTCGCTTACTCTTGCCAGGAAGGCTCGTTGCTCGCCGCGAACTTCAACGCGCATTGGTGCCTTGCCTTGAATGCGTCGCACCGTGGCCGGGACGTCCGCTATTTCGCGATGCAACACGCCGACGTCGAGCCTGAGGATTGGTGGCTGGACAAGCTGATCGCGGAGATGGACGCCCGCGACCTGGACGTTCTGGGTGTCGTGGTCCCGATCAAGGATCAGCACGGCACGACGAGTCTCGCTCTTGACCGCCCCGATGGCGACACGTGGCGGCCCTTGTGTCGGCTGACGATGCGGGACGTCTACCAGTTGCCCGAGACCTTCACGAGCGAGGACATCGGCCATCCGCTGTTGCTGAATACCGGTCTTTGGGTGTGTCGCTGGGATCAGGAATGGTGCCGCAAGGTCCATTTCACGATCAACGATCGCATCGTGTTCGACAAGGGCCGGTGCTGTTACACCGCACAGGTGGAGCCGGAAGACTGGTACTTCTCACGGCTCTGTCACGAACTCGGCTTGAAGATCGGGGCCACCCGGAAGGTTGCCGCGGAGCACCTCGGACCGGTGCGGTTCACCAATACGCAGCCGTGGGGAGACGCCTACGATTCGGCCTATCTCGATAAGAGAGTCATTCCGGACCCGTCCGACGGATTCGAGATGCCCCGGATCTCCGGTTGGCTTCACCCCCGTGAAGGTGCCACGCTCGCGAAGCTCGCGCGGGGCAAGAGCGTTCTGGAGATCGGGAGCTATCTCGGCCTTTCGACTGTGTGTCTCGCGAGGACAGCCCTTCGCGTAACCTCGGTCGATCCGCATGACGGGCGGTCGACATCCTCACAGGGGGATACCCTCCCGGGGTTCCTTGGCAACCTCGAATCCCACGGGGTGCTCGACCGCGTGCGTTGCTTTCCGGAGCCGTTCGGACCTGCGGTTGTTCCCGATCTGGGGACGTTCGACCTGGCTTTCATCGACGGCGACCACTCGGCCGAGAACGTGCGGGCCGACGCATCGCTTGCCTTACGGCTGCTGACCCCTGATGGGTTGCTCGTCTTCCATGACTACGCTTCGGCGGTGGACCCGGGAGTCACGGCGGTCGTGAACGAGATCGTCGCGGCAGGGGGAACCTTGCTTTCTGTCGTGGAGAGTCTGGCCGTCGTTCGGCCGCCAATCTTGTCCTATCACGTTTCGGAGGTTTGATCTCATGGCAATGGCTACATTTCGGCACGGCGAGCCGCTGATGGTCGATTACACCCCGGCGGCGGGCAACGTCAGCGTCGGTGACGTGGTTCTCCTGGGGAATACCACGGGCCTGACCTGCGGCATCGCGCATCACGACATCGTGAACAACACGCTCGGTGCGATTGCAACCGGGGGCGGGGTCTACGATTTCGTCAACCTGAACAACGCCGCGAACTACGCGAAAGTCTGGTGGGACGCATCGACTTCCAAGGCCACCACCACATCCACCAATAACGCCTTGCTGGGCTTTGTCGTCGCGTCCGGCGGTGGCGGAGCGAACACGACGTGCCGCGTCCGTCACTTCCCCTACGTGTGATGCGGGGAAGCGGGGCGAACCGATGTCCGACATCCTCAAGACCGGTCTGGCCTGGCTTACCGCTCGCCTGAAAGCGAGCGCGAGTCAGGCTGTGACCTACGAAACCGACGATGGAACCGTCGAAGTGCAGGCGCTCATCGGGAGCAAACCCCTGCGTCTGGACGACGGCGACGGTGGTATCCGCATCGAGTGGAGTAATGTCGACTTCCTGATTCCCGCGGCCGACCTCGTGATTGGTTACGTGCCGGTGATCCCTGCCCGGGGGGACAAGATTTACTGGACGATCGGGTCTGACGAACAGGTGTACGAAGTCCGGCCGCACGACGGCGAGGCTCCTTACCGCTGGTCTGACCCGAATCAGACGCTTCTCCGCATCCACACGCTTCGGGTGGATTGCATCTGATCGCGGAGCAATCGTGACCCGCATTCCCCCGATCACACTCCCGCCCGCGCCGGGCTCTCCCCCCACGACCGCACCTGCGGTTTACGATCTCTCGACGATTCTGTTTCCGGCGGACCCCGCGAGCAACGTGGGGCTCGACAATTCGTGGAGGCTTCAACACTGGCTCGACACGATCGGTCCGACGGAGTCGAGACGGGTGGTCGGGGTGATCCCCGCGGGGGTGTTCCGGCTGACGAAACCGCTGTTCGTGCTCAGCCCGGGGATAACCCTGAGAGGTCAGGGGCGGGGCGTGTCGACGCTGATGGGAACGGGCTGGCAACCGCTGATCGTGACGCACCCCCCGGCGGGATGGATCGACCCGGCGACGCGGCCGGATGTCGCTACCGTGCTCGATGGGAGTGTGAGTGGGCGTGGATTCGCCACGATGGGTCGCTTCGGTGCGATCGGGCTCAGAAACTGCACGACACTCGGCAAGCG